TGGATGAGCACGATCATGCTTTTTAAGGTATCCAAAATGCCACAATTAAATACTTTAAACAGAACGGCTATTGTGTTAAACTGATACTTTTCATGAAGACAACAGAACACCTATTGCTCCAATTACAAACAGCACACGCAAAAGGTCTTATCGACAGTGCGGTGTGTACTCGTCATCACGCACCTGGGTTTTTGAGCATTCGAGTTGTGTTTCCAATTGGAACAAGTTCCATGTCAATCATCCAACTACGAAAACACATCGAACGAGCATATGAAGACACAGAAGCATGGCTATCAGTTGTAAACGACGAATCAAACGCGGATACGAACGCCATGAAAGTTGAGATGAAAATAAAAGCCCCAAGCAAACCATGAAACCCATTGAACAATTGTACAAAGAGCTAAAACAAGCAGACGAGTCGCAACTAATTCACGCTCGCATCATACAGTTTCCAAGAGTAGAAATTGTATTTCAAAAGTATACACCATTCGACACAGTATCAAAAATCAAAGATTACATCGATAAGAACTACGATATGCAATATATGCAGATTGGTGAGTACATATCACCAAGTCACAAAAGACATCTTACACTGTACATGGAAGTCAAACAAACGTATCAAGGCGCATGACAACGCAGCATGGTAGAAAACCTGTCGAATTGTTTCTTGAGCAGCTTGTTGTTGCGCATGACCGCAATCTCATTTTGTCTCTCAGTGTAAATTGCCCACATGTGACAATCACGTTCCACAAAGAGACTGATGCGATCACAATTGATAAAGTTGTTGAGACAATTAAAAAGAATTATCAGTCAATCCATAAAATGCGTATTGAATGCCATCGACATTATGCATCACGACACTATCATTATGTATTAAACATCACGCTTGATAAATAAAACTATATGGCAATTAAACTTTTTAAAGAATTTTTAGTCGAAAAGCTCATTGATGTTGATAAAAAAGACATCGACATGGTTTTTGCTCCTTTGAAGCGGCTATACAAAGATTTACAAGCAGTTTGGAAAAAGCATGGGGTTCTTAGTGTTGAAGAGCTAGAAAAACAGTTCAAAGAAGTTGTGTCGCGCCACGTAGTCGGCGGCTCAGTCAATCACAAAGTGATCAAAACGTTTAGTAGTGGACAACTATCTTCAGCCGCAGCACAACAAGCACACAAAATCAATCCAATTAAAATTAAAGTGTATGCTATACTGCCACACGGCGCCAGCAATTCATACAATATGCTCACAAAAGAAATTGTGATTGGTTTACCATTGAGTGTGTGGGAAGCTATGGCATATCGACTGAATCACATACCACACCATCAGCTTGCCATGCTCACGAACGAAACATCAGATATTCGTTTATTGTCTACGATTCGCCATGAGTTGACACATTGGCTTGATGACTCGCTACACAATCAACATTTGAATAAAAAGTTTTCACGATTCAACGCCGATCTTCAAAAAATCAAGCAAGCAGATGGTGACATAGTATCAACACGCAACGCAGTTGATGCATCATACAAAAAGCACGTCACAAAAGGTGAAGAGGATATTTACTTGACGCCACTTGAGATCACACCGTTTGTGAATCAAATTCAAGAATTGAAACGTAGAATTGGTGACAAAAAGTATGATAAGCTCACATGGGCAGACATTATGACGTATATGCCATCACTTGATGGATTGAACAGACGATATGGCGCAAAGTTTCGCAAGCTCATGTTTACTCGTATGGCACGTGAAAATCTTCTCACAAAAAATTTGAGAAACAAAGTGGATATATACTAATAAGAATATCCACAAAATTTTATAATTGACATCGCCATATAGTTTTGATATAGTGATTATTACGGAATCGTAGTTCAGTGGTTAGAACGCTCCCCTGTCACGGGAGAGGTCGTGGGTTCGAGTCCCATCGGTTCCGCCATTTTTTCATCGGGGTGTAGCTCAGCCCGGCTAGAGCGCCTGTTTTGGGAGCAGGAGGTCGTTGGTTCAAATCCAGCTACCCCGACATTGATATTCATATGAAAAAGTTAAACATACAAACACTCAACAAAAAAGACCATTTTGATTCTGATTCAATTCTTCTTCATGCAGTCATGCAGATCGTTGTCGATTTTGTTGAAATTGAATGTTCGTTCATGGAGGTGGACGCACCATACACACTCAAAGATTGGTTATGGTTAAAACTACCTCGGTGGCTTCGCTCAGACAACTTAATCAGATCTCGTGAGCGTGGTTTACAGCACTTGAACAGTATGGAATCGTGCTACACTAGCGTAGGCCTTACAGTACCAAACGGACCTGAAGTCATTCGCGATGTGTACATATGGTGGAAAGATCTTCGATCCGCACGACCAAATCCAGACGAAGTAGCGGGTCTTAACGCATTTTTTGAACTGCCAGTCGAGCAGCGAGACGAAACGCTCCTCATGCCGATGATTTTAAAGGCAGAAAAGCTCGAAAACAAATACTACGACGAAGACACGAAGATGATGCAAAAGGTACTGAAAGTTCGTGGTTTCTTGTGGACATAAATATGTTCGATGAAGTTATCAAAACGTGCGCAATCAACATCAGTTTCGCCGATACGAAACTTAGTCCCACCTAAGACGACGATCTCTCGTGTCTACGGGCTTAACATTGGTCAGCCTGATCTTCATTCACCACAAGAATTTTTTGATGGCTTGCGCACATTCACCTCACCAGTGCTCGCATACGATGCAGCATCAGGCAACAAAGCTCTTCTTGAAGAGTGGTCAACAACACTCAACACACAATACACACTGAACGTCACACATGAGCAGCTACTCATCACATCTGGCTCAAGTGAAGCACTCACACTCATCTTCAATACGTGTTGTGATGTTGATGATGAAATTATAGTGTTTTCGCCATCGTATGCAAACTATGCTGGCTTCGCCACTATTACTGGTGCGAAACTTGTTCCAGTTGAGTGTTCACTAGCAGACAACTTCCATTTGCCACACGATGTAGAAACACAACTCGACAAGCTCATCACACAACGCACGAAAGCAATACTCATTTGCAACCCAAACAATCCATCTGGCACTGTATATACACACGACGAAATGAAACTACTCATCTCAGTATGTGAAAAACACGACATCGTGTTAATCGTCGATGAAGTCTATCGTGAGTTTGTGTTTGATGATAGAAAGCCATCGTGTGTGTTTCAGATTGCGCCAGAAAATAAGCACGTTGTCGTTGTTGATAGTATTTCAAAACGTTACAGCTTATGTGGCGCCCGCATTGGTTGCATTCTCACATGGAACAAAGAACTACTCGATGCAGCCACAAATTTTGCCAGCACACGAGTATCAGCACCAACAGTTGAACAAGTCGCAGCAGCGCATATGCTCAAGCACATCAGTGACAGTTATTTACTCGATGCTGTCCAAGAGTATGAACAGCGACGAAACGTTTTAGTCGCAGGGCTCAAAGAGATTTTAGACGTAGAGTTTCAGACACCTGAAGGTGGATTTTACGTGCTCGCAAAATTGCCAGTAGAAAACTCAGCAGACTTTGCACGTTTCATGTTGCAAGAGTTTGCCCTTAATGACGAAACTGTTTTTGTGTCGCCAGCACACTCGTTCTTCTTTCACTCAACACAGCACACTGATTATGTACGAATTGCGTTTGTGTTATCGTGTGATGATTTACAGCAAGCAGCAAAGATCATCAAGAAAGCACTTGAGGCATACAGAAGCCGAACGTAATCCAAATTGGATTCTTAGCATTTCTGCACATTTAGCTTTCCAACAAATTTCACTATTGACAGAAAGCTCCAGAATCGTGTATACTGATTCATATGAAAACAATCGAACACATCGCTCGACAGCTTACAACAGCAACAGAACAGAACCTTATCAAGTCGTGGAACGCTCGACTCGTCACAGACTCAAACATTCTATACTACACGGAGACGCAAGACCTCGTGCGAAACGGCAGCAAAAAGCCAACAGACTACGATCTCTCGATTTATTTTCATAAGACAACACCCTCAAAGACGATTCAAGCTCTCATGAATCTTTTACATGACAAGTATGGATGCACGTTGATCAAGATGCCAACAGATGATATGATTACGATGAAAGTGCCGCAGTCATAAATAGTAGCACTATGATAGACATGAAACTTTTCAAGCAGCATCTCGCAACAACAGCCCGTAAGCAGCTCAACGAAGCGCCACGCTATAAGTTGTATCATGACACACTCCATAGTGCTGTACAGACAGCTCTCGATCACACGAAAAAAGACGGCTATGAAATTAGTGATGAAGAAGAGTTTAACAAGGTAACAACTGCATACAAAAACCTCGGTGTAGGGAAGACAGACGAGTTTCATCTTGAATTGTACAAGAACGGCAAACCACAAAGAAAGATGCTCCACATTCAAATTTACAGAATGGAAAAGTCTGGCAAGTATGAGCTAAACTTCTACGTTGCATGATTGAAAAACTGATCGAACAACTCAAAATCGCAGAAGCTCAAAAGCTCATCAAACGAGTTGAAATATATCCACAAAAAGAGAAGCACAAAATGAAGAACGCTATCACCGCACTCTTCATCACACTGAACGAGACAACGCCGTACAATACACGAATTGCACTCACAGCTCAGATTGAAAAAGAATATCAGTGTAAAGTGCGCCCACTTACGACAAATTCGACAGAAACATCAAACGTGTTGTTCGTGTTCCAAGATTTGGGATAAGTACACAACAAGATAGTAGCACTATGATTGCAACAAAACTTATACGACAACTCAGCAAAGCAGAAGAGCAACACTTGATCAAAGTTACGATTCAGAGCAATTACGTGACGACGATACGATTCAAGGATCCAAACATCACGATTATCCAAAAAGAAAATCTCGCAGCTTACATCAGACTCGTGTATGACTACAATACATACTTGTCGATAAGTAAAAAATCGCTCTCCGTGTACCACAGACATCGACACTCACTCACATGACAAGACTCGAAGCAACACTCATCAGAGCACTCAGAGACATCGGATGCACATGGCGACGAATCGCAGAAATTCACGCAGAGTCCACAAACAGTGCAGACACCACACAAGAACGTGGTCGAGAACTATGTGCAGAAGCAGCAAAAGTTCTTGGATTAGACACTCTTGACCAAGACGATTAAATCTCCATTTCTCACTGATTGTCCAAAAGTATTGACAGACCCATCCGCTGTATGCTAGAGTATATTATATGCTCGATTCACTCAGATTTAATTGTTGCGACCATTGAAGAGCTATAACAACACATCGTATGAATCTCAACAAAATTTTAACTCAGCTCAATCATGCAGAAGAACGGCGGCTTGTTGAGCACTGGAATTATAGTTTTGATTACAATAGACGAACGGCGAAAATTGATGTTGTTTTGTTGCCGACGACGAGCGATGATCAAATCCAAAAATTAAAAGACATTCTCATCCACAAGTACGGCGCACAAATCAGAGACGATAACTATTTTAGTGCACTGAAATACTTTGGCGACAGTCAAACCTGCGATAACAACTCAAGACGATTCATTACGTTTACAATATGCGACTGACACAGTGTTTATACAGTAAAGAGAGATAAAATCCATGAAACAATCACGATACACACTCACGCTCGACAAGACCGTAAAGCAATCAGTAAAACGTGCAGCATCACACTACGATGAAACAGAAGCAGCATTCATCAAGAGGTGTGTTTCATACTGCCTCAACATGCTCGACGGCAAAGAAGTAGATTTCACAGTAAAACCACAAACACTTAAAAACTCGACAAAGCCAAAACGCTTTGGACGTAACTCTCCCGAAGAACGTGAAGTGCTCAAACACATGCTCTACATGACAAGCATTGGCATGAGCTATACACACATTCAACGCACACTTGCACAAGACTACGACATACATTTCACCGTGTCACACATCAGAAGACTCATCATCGACGAATTGCACTATACAGACTTATGAAAGACTCATTTCAAAAACTGATAGACGACCTTCAGCCAGCAGTGAAGCAAGACCTCATACAAGTTTATGTTATAAACAAAGTAACAGCAGACATCGTGTTTTCAATAGACTCACGAAAACGCAGAACAGCACTCACACGATACATCAGAGAACACTATGATGTGGAAGCATACACTCCAGGATCACTTATCATATACATTCGACAAAAGCCATTTAACTAACACTACTATGATCGCGGTGCTAACCTACGTTGCTGGTGTGTGATACGCATGTCACCAAAAAAGGGAGCAACGCTATATGATTCGTGGAAGACCATACGACAAATACATCTCACATATTGGAATCATGCACACAGTAGATGATACTTATTTCGTACCCCCGTGGCTATTACATGACACTGTTCACAACTTGCTACTACAAACGCCTGAAGGCTTCATGGCAGTTAATCAGCTGTTTGCACATTTTAATGCACTCTTAGTAGCATCATACGCATCGAACACACCTATGAGTATGGAAGCACGAAAACAATTGTTAAAACTTATGTGGCTAATTTTTTGGGAAGCGTAATAAAAATGTTTACGCATACATTTGCCATGTGCTATATTTGATATCGTTGCCCAACTTCGACAAAAACCAATATGAACCTTAAAAATGAATTTCCATTCATCAACCACAACAAGCTCCGCACACTCGTGTACTCAGGCTCGCCCAGAGACACAATCAAAATAGGCAACACACGATTCGATAGACACACGTACGTGCACAATCAACGTCTCGTCCTCGACACATTAGCACGAGATCCAGATGCTCTCAAAATCGTCGGGCATCTCAGAAAGCTCATCAACAGACAGCGAGCACAATACTATCCATATTTCAATCGCACACTCTCAAAGAAAGAGATACAAGAATTGCAGAAAGCAAAACCACAATGATCAGCTTCCAACTACTCAAAGAACTCAAACACGCAGAAGACGAGCAGTTTCTCAAATACCTTGTGAGCAGTGACGACCACGCCTACATCAGATTTTCAAACAAAAGCACAACCCTCGACCAGATACATAAAGTGCAGCAGCACATCGAAGCAGCATATAACTATAGAACAGAAGTCATAGAAGGCATTACAGGTCCAGTCATGTGGGTCTATCCAGAACAACCCCTCAAGAAGAACACATGATCAATCCAAAATTAAAAGCAGAACTCGATAACGCACAAGAGAACAACAAGCTCACGTATACACTGACGCCCCATGCCACGAGAGTTGATGTAGTATTCAGATTCCCACATACACAGAGACAGAAAGTACGAGACGTGCAGAATCATATAGAATCAAAGTACAAGTACAGAACAGCCATCGCTGGCTATGGGTACAATATAGCACTCATTATATTCTTAGACAGAACAGAACAAGAGCAGCAAACGAGAAATTTCAGTTCCAAAGCAGCTATAAAAACAGATACTTAGCTAGGGTAAAATAAGCCTATTGAGGGTATCCTACAGAGAGATACATACTGAGACGAATACAGCATTAGGATTGCGTATATTTAAAAAAGTCGTTTTAATGACATTTGAGGCCTTCCAATATGGATATAGAGAGAGTTGTGGAATCCCTGGTAATCGCCGCAGACCGCAAATCCTTAGGCCTGCCAAATTCCGTGGCGGCGCCAAATAATTCAGAAAATCCAAAAAAGATTTTGGAATCCACTTTACAAAAATATGCGCCTGTGTTCCCATTACGGTGTGCCTTTCTAGCTTGGGAGTATGCCCATCATCTGTATCTTCAAAAGCATTCAGAATCAAATGCTACTACTGCACCACTCTCTCTTGATATGTTTCGTTGGCGGTGTGTTACGAATTTTGAAAACCATAAACTATATGTGCAGGCTCTTGAATATGTTGCGGGAGTTCTTCCGGAGAACGTTTCTTTGGCGTATGTGGGGCTGGATGGGTCTGGCGCCGGAAGTTCAAAATCAATAGGCTAAAGTTGTATCAATTTCATTCGTGCGAGTGAATTGGCTTTAAGTCAGTTAAAGCCTGTCGGAGTATGGGTCCGGGACAGGAATAGTCAGGAACTCCAGGTTGGTCGTGGATTCAGGGACTTATAAGTTATTGAAATGGTGTGAATATCCAAAATAATTGGGACTTAAGTGCTAAGTAGCTGAAGCGTCGAAACGGATGTGTTTTGGATTCGAGTTCGGTTGTGCTATACTATTAGTATGAGAACAGAACAAAACAAGTTGGTCACTGTAGAAGATTGTATTGAGATATTCGATACGATGACCGCGGGGCTTGATGCCATCGCAGGGGTTGCGGTGTGTGTTAGTAACATCTTTGAACAGCATGAACGGATGGACCTGTATTGTCTCCGTAAATTGTTTGATGCAAAGGTGGAACAGCTCCGTGCAAGTATGATGCTTTCTATCTCAGAAGAGATGGCGATTGAAGAGTTTCGTGGTCGCATAGGTGCTTAACATGTTAGCAGAACGAACAGAGAAGATGATTAAGAGTATTGTGGAATATAAGGGCCGCAAGCCTTTTGTATATAAACAGTTCCGCCCTGGCATGATGGTCAACTCATATTGGGACGGGGGTCATCGTGACTATTGGTACATTATAAACACGTTCTCTGGAGCTTGTAAAGTGATTCCACAGAACGGTACGCCTTATGATAAGTTAAACCTTCGTTGTGATACATTAGCAACCAACGAGGTACTTGTGTGTAAGACATCAAGCCGAGGCAAAGAGCTTGCCCTCGTCGTGTATAGCTAAGGAGAGCTTTATGGAACGCAAACCAAAAACATCGATCACACTCTATGACTTTCTAACGGCTGATGAGATCAAGCTGGCTCAACAGCTCAAAGTGGCGAAAGAGATCTGTCGTGTCATTATTGAGCCGAACATTAGTCGCATCAACAGAGACTTAGGGCAGGAAAATGACAAAATGTATCTTGCCTACATGGTCGAGTATGTTGTAAGCATAGTGAACAGTAGTAAGTAAGGTTGTGTCTGAGGTTGTAAAAGGTTCTAAATAGGAGACGTATGAAATCATTTAAGCAATACATTTGCGAGTCAGAATCAGCCCCCTCGTATGTTGTCGTTCGTAACAACAGGGTTGAGCTACGCAAGATGGACATAGGGTCCCCAGTTGCTACATTTGGAACTGGTGCTACTACAGCCGTTCTGAATGGTAACCAAGTGATCGTGACGTTTCGCAACGGGAAGATCGCAATTTACAAAGTCAACGCACAGGGAACTGGCGTTTCTGGACCATATATACGTTAATCCAAAATCGTGAGATGATTATTCCTCGCTAAAAATGGCGTTAAAGGGAATAGTAATTGACAGCCACATCCATATCATGCTATAGTAGTTGTATATGAATAAACTTCCAAATTCATTAAATCGCCAAGAAGTAATCGACCACGTTAAGAATGGTCGTACCGTTACGCTCATACTCGACGCAGCAGATGTAGTCTCTATCAAGTGGGAGCCGCGCCCAGTTGGCCGTTACACAGTTGCATCAATTGGTAAGATAGTCGTGAAGCATCCAGAGCTTGGCGCTATCTACTTCGGTACGTTCTCTAGTAAGTTTGACAACGTACGCAAAGGCGACAAGATCTCCCTCAAAGTAATGATCAGTGGTGTTGGTGATGTGTCAGAACGTTACCCAGACCCAATCTTATTTGCGAAAGCATGTACCAAGAGAGGAGACTCAGTGACAGTGTTGCCGCCTGTTGCCGATGACAGTGATTTGCCAGTTAATGTTTAATTGTTAGTGTAATGGAGATGAAAATGGTAGCCCTTAATACAAATACAGCAGGACTTTGGGGACGTAATCCAGCAGAGCGTCAAGCACTCGTGCAGAGTATCGTTGAAGCACATGGTCTTGTAGTCACGCGTAAGCAGATCCTTGCTCACGCCACAGCAGCCGGAAAGGGAACAGCTGACGTTCGTTGGTTGTTCAATAACAAGCTATTCAGAGCAGGGCGTGGTCAGTATACCCTCGCACCACTTGTTGATTCTAGCGCAGTCAACACTTCGACAGAAGCCAGTGTAGCATAATACAAAGCCCGTATATAATGCGCTGATGAATCTGGAGACGTGGATCGAATGCCTCCCATTCATCACCTCGGTGGGGACCCTTGCATCGAGTTTGGAGTAAGTGGCTTCCATGTAACCTCAGCATGGATGAAACACAAGGGTCTTTTTTCTAACATACTCAGACACACTATGCAAGAGTATCAAAGCTACTATATTCGCCGAGCTGGAGACGGGTCTCAAACACAGCTCATCTACTTTGAAAGTCGCTGTATTGGATATATCTCGCCCTGTTCTCTGAGCAAGGGCTACATAGTGCAGCCAGCTTGGGCTCAATACAAAGGTTTCTTTAAGACGTTTGAGAAGGCTTGCTACGAATTGGTTTCTCATTACTACTCGTCCCAACGTGGTCTTGTTTTGCTTGAGTGTTAATCTGTTATAACAATTATTGCACATCAGCCACCTTGAAGTCAATGAACTCGTATGAGTATGAATCAACATCACGGTGCTTTTTAATTTGTGTGATGTAGTAACGACCAATTCGAGCAACGTATGGCACATCTAATTCTTCAGCAACTCCTACCACACCTTGCAGTCCTTGTTTTAGTTCATCGAGTCTTTTCTTTAGCTGCCGGGCTTCCCTCTCGATGCGCTGTCTCTCAAGATCAAGAGATAAAAACTCAGACGCAAGAGACTCAACCATAACCTTTGCTTGTTTCTTGTTTATCTTTGCCATAACAACCTCACACAATTAAAAAGAATTGTAGCACCCCCACTAACGAGGGTGCACAATCTTAGACATACATTACCCCTTGATTACAACCTCATGTGGATATCGTGAGAGCAAGTTTGTTTGCTCAAGATATTTGCCAAGTTGCACATCGTTGAGCTTGCCAACACCAGGCGAGCCATTCGTGATGAGCTTCTTGAGAGCTTCTTTGCCTTTAGCAGAACGCAGAAACTTAAAGAAGATCTCATACGCATCTTTTCGTGTGAGTGAAAACTGTGGACGAATCCACTCACGCTGCCATCGTCTGTGAAGTGCAGCACTACGAGCTTTCCCTACAGGTGCGGCTGTTGCTGTTGGGGCTACCATTTCAATAGAACCCTCAGTGTCCCATCCCTCTTCTGGAAGCATGTAAACACTCTTACGATTCTTTGAGCCCTTGGGTCGCCCACGTCGCGACTTTGCTTGAGCTGGCAGAGCTTGGTGTGTATCGTCATGAAGCACACTCGAATTCTCATCAACAAAGTTTACATCATCAATCTTCATATTATCTCCGTTTCACATTGTCGAGCTTGATTGCTCTTCATATTTCTAGTTTCGACTATCCATGGGGAATACTCAAGCACAAACCTCAAAAATAATGGAATAAGTTTTTTGAGATGATGCGAAACATTCTTATGGAACGCATTTGTTTTTATCGCACGGTATACGCTCGCCTGTCGCATTTCATGTTTTGACGCTTGCAGATACACAGCACTTTACGCTAGAACTCGCCTAGGACGATTCTACGCTGTTATACGTGATGCAAGTTCCCCGCATGATTGTGCACATATAATCGTTGACACATTAGTACAGTATGCTACACTTCATAGCAAAACCTCTTAGAAGGAGACTCTTACACATGGTTTACGTTATCTTCCTTACAGAATCGACTATAGGACACATCTTCACAGAGCTTGACCACGTTCTAGGCTTCATTAAGACGGGCAAGAGACATCACCGTATAGAGATGTGGAACAAGGGTCAGAAGCGAGCCATGCACTGGTAAACAATACAGTGTAATAATCAACACACGGCAGCCCCTAGTGAGATGTGAAAATTACATAGGCTTACTAGGGGTTTTTCGTATGCGTAAGTTACTGATTTCTCGTAGGTTCCATTATTTTGGAATATTCGTTGCGTTTATCCAATTTGCCATGCTATAATGATCCCATGAACAATAAGAAAATCGAAATTGAGTTTGAACGTAAGAGTGCAGAGTATCCCTATTTGATTCGTGTACAGGGAACGTACGCAGGGCAGCCTTTCACAGGCACACTGTGGGACAAGAGTGATTTCGGATATCACGTTCGTTTAGACTACAATCCGAACGGTGCTAACGTATACTGCCCTGAGAAGAAGTTCCGACTCGCTCAAATAACGTTGGCTCCGTATGCAGGGGCTGACTATAACATCGAATTCGTAAGCAAAGATAAAGTTACCTTCTAAGTAGTTGATTCCAGTATGGTCTTAAAGATATTCATAGTTTACATCTTCATAAAAGCCCTGATATTTGCACCACTTACGTTACTTACGATTATGGTAAATCTGGAAGAATAGGTTGACATCCACGTGGATTGTATGCTATAATGATCCTATAGAGAATAAGAAAAGGTAAACATTATGCAAGTTCAAAAAAGTCTCCAAGCAAAAATCAGAAACTTCGGAAGCAAGCAATTGAAGGAAGTCACGGTTAATGACAAAAACATCCTTGTGTCTTATGCGACTCCGGTTGCAGTTAAGATGGGCACGGAACTATTTGTCACCACTACAAAGTTCAGTGTTACAACCTCTAAGCACATTACACACTACATCGGAGACCTTATCAAAAAAGGTGAGACGTTTGATGTGGTCCGAGTTGATCATGATGTGATTAAAAAGATCGTCCGCGACACCTGTGGACTTGTTGTACCTTGGGCTTAATGGGTTTTAATTAAAAAGGGAAAGGTTTTATGAGCCACGAAAGCATTGAAAACATTATTGAGAAACTTAGAGATCTCCACGACACTATCACATATCTTACAGCCGAGCTGGATAATTGCTCCCTTTGGGGCAAGTACGATGAAGCCGATCAACTCTACGGCGAGTTAGTTGATGCTCGAAAAGAGTTGGAGAAACTGGAGACACAATACGAAGGGATCCTGTAATATGTTGAACACTATTGAAACCGTCGAACGCCTTGACCAGTTAAACGCATACCGCATGGAGCTGGTCCGTAAATTGAGCAGTGACTTCCTTTCTGCTCAAGAGTACATCACGACGAAGGATACAATATCGCAAGTGGATGCGATCCGCAACGATCTGATCTCCCACTTAGAATTGTTACGGAGACCAATCAATTATTAGTTCGCACCTGACGAGTCCGTAAGGACGAAACACCAGGGGTTAATACCTTTTCCCCTGGTGTAGTGCGATAAGGTTATGAGGTTACTATGAAGTATATTCGTGAAGTTCAGGTCAAGTACGGCAAGAAAGTTCCTATTGTTGATGCGATTAGATCTCCACAACAGGTCGCGGACTTCATACGAAAGAAAGTTCTCACAACGAACGCTAAGGAACACTTGATCGTTTTGTGTCTCGATGGTAATCATGACGTGATAGCATACAACACTATTGGAATTGGCACAGCAACTTCATGCACGTTCCATCCACGTGAGGTGTTTCAACCTGCAATTGCAGTTGGCTCAGTGTCGATTATACTAGCACACAACCATCCATCAAATAACAACGAACCAAGTAAGGAAGATCTCGCCGTCACGAAACTTGCTAAGGAGTGTTCCAAGATGCTCGGAATCAAGTTTCTCGACCATATCATCATAACAGATACGGACTACTATTCGTTCCAGGACAGGGGTAAGTTATAGTAATACGAGAATTGCGTATCCCAGGTATGCCGTAAGTAGCTAATATGGCTGGTTAAAATAGTTTTCACTTAGCATATAACCCTTTGTTTCCAGATTGGATTGGAGCTTCACTATAGTGCCGGGCTGTGATATACTATTCCTATAGAAAAGAAAAAGAAAGGTTTTTCGATATGCGACCAGCAACAAATACAGAAAAGAATAAGTTCCTCAAGATGATCGAAGACACTGGAGTTGAGTTGACTCCATCCGTTGTTCTGATGTGTATTGAACACGCTCGGCAGATGATGCTCACTGGAGAAGTTTCAGTAGAAGCATACTACGCAGCCAAAAACATCCTTGTTGACCGATGTGTAATGACAAGTGAAGCAATCAACTAAGGAACACTATGACATACGAAGAGGCAAAAAAGATCGTCGGAAATCAGCCCAAGTGGGCACTACAAAACATGGTTAAAGCCCTCTCGATGTTCGGAGGGTACATGAATACACCAGAAGAGAACCTTCGCCTTCAAGCTGCCAAGAGAGTGTTACAAGGAGATAGAAAAAGGAAATAGTATGCGAAAAGTAAAGTTAAACATGAAATCCCTCCACGCCGCAGTCAAAACAAAACACAATATGACAAACGTTGGTGAGAATTATTTCCTTAGCCACTTTCTTGATAAAGAGGGCGCAACGGTTCGAGTCCTCGAAAAGAGTACGAAAAAAAACAGAGCTGGATTTAACTCCTCCGTTACAGTTGAAGTCCTTGATTCCGATTGTGATTACTACAAAGTTGGAGCAATTCACACAGTAAACGCAGCTAACCTTTATAAAGAACGCCAGTTCGCAAGCCCACGATTCAAATTTTCATCATAAAGGAAAACACTATGACAAAACAGCAAGCAATTAAAATGGTACTCAACCACTTTAAGAACGCAGACAGATACAACCAGCTCCGTCCTGGAGAAACAACCCTCGCTATTGAATGCTTTATCGCAGGGTTTCGGGCTATGCTGAACCTCACCGACTCAGTTAAATTGACTGAGGAAGAGTTTGAGGCTGTGGTCGAAGCACTCGAAGATCAATTTGAGGAGTTTGTTGATAGTACAAGCACAACCAGCCAGGTAGCATAATATGAGAAACATCGAAGAAGAGATCAAAGCAGTACGAGCACGAATCGACCAGCTCAACAAGGAGCAACGTAAGCTAAAAGCCGACCAGGTTAAACATTACGCCAACCGATGTGAAATCAGTGACTTGAAAGAGTCTATGAAAGAGCTTAAACGCCTAAGCCTGCTCAAAGCCTAGCGTGTGCTTCCGTGTCGAAGATGCTACCCTTAATAGTACATCACGATGTGAAGTATCTCAGAGAGGCAACGAACCTGGCGCTCGATGTTCTGCTATCTGAGGGCATCGACGGAATTATAGAAGAGAATGATGAGGACTACTAACATGGAAATCTGGAATCTTGAGAACCATATTATCGAAGGAAAGTATTACGGCATACCTTTCAGGGGTGTCGTCATTAGCAGCCGTGTGTGTTACGGATCGCAAGCCGCAATTGAACACACTGTTATTCTTGAGCATCCAATAAAAGTGTATGATGTCAATCGCGCGGTACTGACCCTCAAAACATCAGATGCGCCAGACGTTTCGGATTATGTTGTAGTAGAATAAGGAAACCATGTCAAAACAAGATGACCTTGCCCTCGAAGATAAGTATGCTGAACTCATTCAAGGAAAGCACACACTCACTGGACGCATTATGAAAGTCCATTGCTATCCACTTGAAGATAGCCCCGTTAAGGGCAATATCGAACTTGATCTCACACTCGACACAGGCGACACACTAGAAGCCAGTGTTCCAAGTTCAATGTTCAGAACCATCCAAGAGAGAATGTTTGAGGCTGGTCTTTTTATTGTTGAACCTGGAATAGAAAATCGTTATACTTGTACTGCAATCCTATTTGGGCAGAAACCTCACCAATTTGCTATGTAATATGAAGACAATAACAGTAAAAGACATCGAACGCCAAATCGGCATAATGGAAGATAGCATCGCCCAGATGGAATCACAACTCTCAAAAGTAATGACGCCATCAATACGGTACGAACTCATTCAAACCATCGAAGAGTTGAAAGATAGCATCACCCATCTCGCAGATGATTTAGAAACGATTATGATATGGGACAAGCAAAACATTTTCGATAGATAACACAACAAACGTCTCCTTCGTCTAGTGGCCTAGGACACCCGCCTTTCACGCAGGTAACACGGGTTCGACTCCCGTAGGAGACACCATTACCCCCAACCTTATGCTCACAAAACAACAAAAGACACAGCTCGACAGACTCACAGCTAAGTACAGATATTCATTCTCCATATATGGATCAATAGCCAATCCCTATAACACCCTCAGACTCGCATCATTCGTAAGCCTCAAAGCACCTACAGAGTACGAGTCATTTCAGATAGACGACGACAAGACCCTCGTGTTCTATAACGTAGAGAGCATGAAACAGTGCGCTCACACAGTTAAGTAATACGCACCCACCACATAGCTCTACCATTGAGCCACGCAATGGGCATCATACCGCTTGGACCAAGTTACCTGTTGTAACAGCCATTCTTGGTCCAACTCGATACATATACCTGCTCTACATAATACAGGTATATGCATATGAACATCCACAAAGATTTCAAAAAGAACCTTATCTCTAAAGAGAAAGGTTCACACAGACAACACGCAACTCGAACACTAAGAAGCCTCGAAGTATTCGTAACAGCATCAAAAGATCTCCTTTCAGACTGGTCTCACCTACTAGACGAGACAGGCAACCTTGATTATGGTGCAGAGAACTATCCTAAAGATTGGGACTCATTTGATATAGAGATAGAGCATATACGAAAATGGGCGAATTCCTTTAAAGACCAATTAAGGAAAGTTAAGTAAACGGCAGTTGTTTCGTTTTGTGTGTTTTATAACCACCGGCGGTATGAACAAACACTAAGAACGTAACTAGAACACACGACTAACTTTTCATGGTCCAAAGTTGCATCTCACAAATTTGATAGCTTGATCTATGAATTTTGATAGCTTAATCTATCAAAATTGTTTCCATACAGTATCTCAAAAAATCCACCAAATCCAAAAATTGCTCCCAGACTTTTTTGCTTGACTCCATTAAAACAATTGTTGTATACTTACTATATGACAAGCAAAACACACATTACATCCAATAAAGCGAAGTGCCTGCGGTGCCTTGAAATAATTGAGAGTAAGCATCGTCGTGACTTTGTTCAGTGTCAGTGTGGCGCTATCTTTGTCGATGGTGGTAAAGATTACCTCCGTCGTGGTGGAGCTCTCGAAAATCTTGAAGAGTTGAGTACATTTGCAGAAGACACAAAAAAGGACACACCCCTAGTATGAGTACAGACAGAAAAGCACTCTTTCAGCAAGTCGCAGTAGCTATGCTCAAGACTCGTTCAGCAGCCGTTATTCGTGGCACAGCACAAGGTAGCGCAGTGTGTCCGTTCTTTCTGAAAGATGTTGCACTTGTTGCAGAAGCTATACAGAATAGTTCAGAAGAATTTCAGAATGTGCGCACAATCACAAAAGAAGCAGTTGACGCAATTGTTGAGAACCATAAAGAATTGTTATCACAACTTGTAGACAGGCCCGTTACAGAGCCTACTAAGTAACAGAACGCTCAGACACAGACACGCTAGATTGCACTACTAGAGAAACGTTATAGCATCCACTTTATATATGGAGAGTCAGTATGTTTCATGATCCTCTTGCGACGTTGTTACTTCTTGTTCTTCTGATCATTGTGCAATTTAATATAGTCCTAATGCTCCACGATTTATTGGGGCCAGAAGATGATGACGACGAGCTTAATTAAATTGGCTAGAAAGGGATATTCATATGCACATGATACTTATTGAAGCTGGCAATCTCGCTGTTACGTTTGTCTTAACGATGGTGGTGATTGCTATTACAGCGATTGGATGTAAATAAATTTTGGATTGACTAGCGATACTAGCAAAGCGAAAACAATTTGGAAGAATGATAATAAGCGGACAAAAGCAAGACAACGAAACTTATATCTGCTAGACTGTTTAGTGTTATGATGATAAATGTAAACCACGAATATTCTAAAACATCAACGATGAGCGACTTTGAGCTTGTTGCGCACTATCAGCATGTATTGCAAGAGCTTGCTTCAGTTGCGATAGCAATTTCTCATGTTCGTGGTGAAGATATGTTGAATGTGTCAGTGATGGGTGTGCCGTGTCACATGGACGGGCGACAGCTCAAGCAACACATTTCGATGCAGATGAATTTCTTTGAACGTATGATCGAAGAAGCACAAGAACGTATCGTCAGAAGTGAGGGTAAAGTTGGATAACAATAAACAACCAACATTAACATACTACGCTCGCATGTCACATTATATGGTACAAAAAATTAAAGCACGACCAGTTCCTCCAATCAGTGCAGACGCCACACAGCCAGCAGATGCAGTCAGTAGCAGCACACAGTCAACGACAGGATCTGGCACGAATTCGACGATTGTTGATCCGTCGCTTGATCCAGACCCTGCAACAGCAAGTAATATACAGAAAGCAATGTCAGCAAATGGTAGCACAGGCGGGTTTGGTTTTGTGCCAACTGGAACTCCAGTCACGCCACCACAAAGCAGTTCGTCACCCATACAGCAACATGGATCATCAAGTGGCTCAGCATCACATCAACAACTTCAAGGATTCTATAATCAGTCACACTCAAGTCAGTATGCAGCAAAGACTTCATTCGATACGTTAGCGAGAGTGTCAACGCCGGGTGAGCCAAAGATTGAATGGACAGACAACGAAGCTGGTGGAGTAATCTTCACACTTAAAGCATCAAGCATGGAATATAACCGCAAGTTGTTTCACAACGACACGTATAAACAAGCAGCACAACGGTTCTTTAAAAAGATTGAAGCAGATTTGCGATACACATTCAAAGACTCTAAAGAATTTTCGATTCGATTAATTGAATATAAAGATCATCCAGATAGAGAGTTTGTGATCACTCATGATGCAGAGATACGACACAACTATGAGACAGACACATGGCACTGGTGGTTTCTTGATGAACTCAAGATACTCGTAAAAAGAATGGACAAGAAATGATACGACGCCTATATAAGTATGTGCGACAAGCATATAGAAATGTTGAAGTGAAAGAAACATTTAAAATGTATAGAGAGATGTTTAAGCAATTGAAGAGATAATGACACGAGCCACCTTAGCTCAGTTGGTAGTAGCGACGGTTTTGTAAACCGTAGGTCAGGGGTTCAAATCCCTTAGGTGGCTCCACTTTTTACTATTAGATATATGATGTACCCACTGTACGAACTTGAACAACTTGAGAAGTGGCTTGAAATGAAGATTCAAACACTTGAAGCAGCTGGCGGCGATCCACTCGAATACAGCGAAGTGAATCTTACAAAATCAATTCTCAAGTTTGTTAAGTTCATGGCATCGCAGCAACGCAATGAACAACTTGATTATAGTGTAGCAGCATATCAGTACGGTATTGGCATGCCACACCATGCGCCAGCAGTTCGTTATGGTAGTAACACCGCAACGCCAGTTGTGGCTGAAACCATTTGCCCAACTTGTAAGTCGATGTATCCATATCAAACACACTGCGTTCACGCGGCGAGTTCAACGTCTACTTCAAATACGAATGAGTAATATGAAAATTACACCAAGCCATAATCTTATTGAAAACATTCGGTCGGCTATACAAACGTCAAAAGAACGTTTGGACGAAAACAAACAACAGCGCAAAGCACTGATTACAAAAATCAGCAAACAGAAACTTGAAGTTCGTACTCGTGAGTCGCACATCTCGACACTTGAAGAAGCAAAGTTTCATGATCGTCCAGTTAAGCCAGAGTTAATTGATCTTGCACGACACGATCTCAAGCGTGAAGTAAAAGTTCTTGAAGACTTGCGACAACATCTTCTTGTTGCAGAAACGTTTCATGCAGTTGAGGTCGCAGGTTTTCGAGCACTACATAAAAGACTTGATGTGTTTAATGTGCCATTTGATCCAGTACGTAAAGCAGCAAAGATATAATATGAAGAATACTCTACTCGCTATGCTATCATATATTGCGTTTGGTCTGGGTTCGCTACCGGACGGTTCGTCACCAACTGAAGGTGGTATGTTGTTTATTAGCATTTTTGACCATGAGCCAAAAGTTGAGAGGCGAATTCAATCAAATGGTGTGTACTTATTTTCTGTGGAGTTTTAATTATGGCTGATATTGATCTCAAAAAGATTCTTGGCGAATATTTACTTGAAGAAGATGACTTCGGGTTCTCAGCCGTCAGTGAAGAAGAGTACAACAGAGTTGTTACAGACTCAGAACAAACTGTCGAAAACTACAAAGAAAAACTTGCCGAAGTTGAAAAACTCATTGTTCCATTTTTGATCAAGCTACTCAAGACTGCGGACAAAGAGTACATTTACTGGCCTAACAGAAAGCCGGTGATTGAATCTCAGATACAGAAAATCGTTAAATTGACTAGAAGTTAAGACTGATTATGGCAGCTAAAAAGAAAGATGAAACTGAAGTGGCAAACGGCGTGACTCCAGAAATGAATGCTCTCATTGAAGAGATCACAGGTCTTGTAAAACTTCGTCATACACTTACTTATGGAACAGCTACTGGCGCTCGCACAAGTGCAGAGAGTGTTATGAGTCGAGCCATAAATGGAAGAGTAACGGATCTTGCAAAATTGATTTTGAAAAACTTTGACACATAATTGAAAACGTGTCATTTTATAATGTATGAGTGCAATAACCGACTTAGCAACATTACTACCAACACTTAAAACTCAGCTGGAACAAAAAGCCGCGAGAGATGCTAGTGCACGTTCTGTCTTTGCATCAACACTCTCATCGGCAAAGTCTCAAGATGGTGCTGATGCGTCAAGCATGCCATCAGTAGATCTCTCTAAAAAGGATCTGGATGCAGCACTACTTGCCTCGGTTCTTGATAAAGTGCTCACAGCACTACAAGAGCTTCAAGCATCGTCGTTCTCATTACAAGCAGTTGGTCCTCCAGCATCTTTGGCTGCACCTGGCTCTCCTGGTCAGTATTGTGCAGATACAGCGACTGGTAAGTTTTACTTGTGTGTTGCGGCGAACCAATGGGTTGCTTTAAGTATGGTTGCATAATTGATATGATCAAGCAGATTGACTACAAAATTATTGACTCAGACAACGTACAATTAGACATCACGTTTACGGATGGCTCACAAAATTGTTTTGTTCTTAACAAAAATGATGTGAATACATTTGTATTCAAACTTGATGCTGTGTTTAATGACTTGCTTGAAGTTGGAGAACAGCCATGCCGGCAATAAACAGAAAAACACACAATGCATATCGACTTTCAGTTGTGCAACTCAGTGATGATGAGTTAAGAAAAGAAATCTGGCTTCTTGATGAACACATTAAATACTTACAACGTGAAGATGATCAACGTGCGCACGATGCCATCGAAATGCGTGACGTGGCAATTGACGAAAAAGACCGAAGAGCAATCAACAAAGGATATATGTAATATGACAGACGCATTAACAATACTTTCTCGCCACATTTTTGAAGGTGTTGTTTCCACATTTGGAAAGGTGCGTGTTAAAGTAGCTCTTTGGATACTTCCTAAAGATGTGTCTAACCTCGCTAATCTCATAATATCCAAAATGGCAGACGACATCCAAAAAATGGATTCTGAAAAAAGAAACAAAATCTCCGCGATTCGTATTGACTTTGAGTTCAGGAATTGATATTATTAAAGCATGGGTTGTGACATTCATGCGTACATTGAATTTTTCTCTAAGACTGAGCATAAGAATACCAGCAATTGTTATGTTGGTTGTTTTTCTGGTCAGCTATCTCTTGGTAGAGACTACACTCTTTTCGGACTTATTGCTGGAGTTCGTCACAGTGTTCCGCCACTTATAAATCCTAAAGGTATTCCTACAAAGCCCGGTTTGTCATACGAAGTTGCCGATGACTACTATTTGAGTGTTGTATCTGATGAAGCAACTCGCGTTTCTCCAAATTCGATTCGTCAATCTCTCGCTCAAGAGTATGTTTTAGACGCACAATCAACATACGTTGATGATTCAAAAATGAGGATCACGAATCCCAATTTTCACACGCCTACCTGGGTGACACTTGATGAACTTCTCACAATTCGCAAAATGTACTTGCTAGAGATCATTGAGTTCTGGTCAAACATATCGAATCAAAAGAAAAGTGATATGCTCAATTTTATCAGAGGTATTGGTGCCCGTGAATTGATGAAATATTCGTTTCCAGAGTTTGAAAACACCACACTCTATGCAGCAATCTGCGCAATGATGGCACTTGAGCGTGCCAGTGAAAACGCAGATACGGAAACTCGATTGGTTTGTTGGTTCGATTCTTAATTTAATTGGAGAAATATATTATGATAAAATACACGAATGCATTGATGACAGAGGCAAAGAATTTGTTTCCAGATTCTACAGATCTCCACGAAATGATGCGAATGGGTGATACAAAAGCACTTGACTTTGTTTACTCGAAGTTGGGATTCACCGTCGATGAAGACGACATCGTACGTGCGTTTCGCAACAAGAAAGAGATGAGACTTCTCGAAATGGCAAAGAAAGCAAAAGCAATTCGAGACTTTTATCAAAAGATGTTTGTACACATTGACTCTCAAGAGATGAAAGTTGCAGATAAACTCGGCTATCAAGATTGTATCTAAGCTATGAATGAGCAGAACACGAAGCGCATTGTTGATGCATGCCCGTCGCTATTTGAAACGGTTAATGGGGAGTTAAATTTCTATTTTGAATGTGGCGACGGCTGGGCAGATTTGCTCGTAGAGTTGTGTCAAAAGATACAAAGTCGTCTAAACATTCTTGATAAGGATTTTGCCAAAGATATTGTGGCATTACAAGTGAAAGAAAAATATGGTACGTTGCGATTTTATTTGTCATATTATGATGAACTAATTGAGCTATGTGTTGAAGATGCAGAGAAAAAATCTGCACATACCTGTGAACAGTGTGGCAAGCCTGGTATACTTAGAGGTCGAGTTTGGTTATACGCAGCGTGTGATGAGCACACACGAGATGCGGATTTGAATAAAAAAGCCTCATCAGAGTTACCTTAGGATCTGCTATAAATACACAAGAGATGTGATTTGCAGATTCTATGGACTCAACATTCTTAGGAAAAGACGGTTTCATTTGGTGGAAAGGTGTGGTAGAAGATCGAAAAGATCCTATCATGCTTGGTCGTGTCCGTGTGCGCATTTTTGGATGGCACTCAGAAGATAGACAACAAATACCTACAGAAGAATTGCCGTGGGCGATGCCAAGTGTTCCATTTGATACTGGTCGCAACCCCGTCGGTCTCAAAGAAGGAGATTGGGTATGGGGCTTCTTTATGGACGGTGCAGAAGCACAGCGTCCAATTGTTGTTGGCTCCATACCAGGTATCGATGAAAAGCCAGCTACACCTGAGCTTGGTTTCGGTGATCCCACTCCACCAGAACAAGTCACACCAGATAGCTGCCCACGTCCACCGGATCTTAACGCAGCAGAGCTTGAAGAAAAAACAGAAGACAACAGCACAGAAAAAACAGAAGACACACCTAGTGGTCGTTTTTTTAATACAGACAAGTTGCCTGGTAGCAATGTTGCGTTTGGTGAGTTGATCAAGTTCTACGATCCTGCAAACTATAAGTTCGATATCAATAAAGACGGCTCATACGATGCAAACGATTCGTCACTCATTGTCAAAGCAGCAACAAACATATTTGGTCAGTCTATATTTGGTGGCGCAGCACAAATAATAGGTGTTGCAGCAAACGTCATATCTAAGTTTCTCGACGCCGCGGGTAATGTAAAAATCACCCCTGAAGAGTTGACACCACCAACCCAGTCGCCATATCCTTTGCAAGATAGGCTTATGGAGCCAACAACAAGTCGTCTTGCTCGTAATGAGAAGATTGATCAAACTATTGTTGGCTTAAAGAAGGGTCAACTTGCGACAGGCACAACAGCAGGATTTGAAGATGGTGGTGTTGGACTACAAGCTACAGTTGCGCCGCAACCATTCGATGAACCTGAGACACCATACGATGCCAAGTATCCATTTAATCACGTATACGAAAGTGAAGCTGGTCACGTTGTTGAGATAGACGACACGCCTGGTGCAGAGCGTCTTCATTGGTATCATCGCTCTGGCACCTTCAGAGAAATTCATCCAGATGGCACGCAAGTCACAAAAGTCAAAAAGAATGATTACAACTTTGTAATCAAAGATTTCTATAGTACATCCGGTGGTAGCATGAACTTTCATGCAACAGAAGCACTTAGAATGAAAGCAGATCAAGCAATAATATTAAACGCCGGGTCTACTCTCAACACTCAAGTTGGTGAAGATCTTAACACTGTAGTAGACGGTGATGGCAACACACGAGTTAAAGGTGGCACATATACAATCATCGATGAAGACACCTGGAAGCACGTATTAGGTGACTCGTTCTTTTGTGTTAAGAATGGTGAACTTCACATCAAAGCAAAGAAAAAAATTGTAATTGATTCAGATGCAACAATCGAACTTAAATCAAAGCAGCATATAAAACTTTCTGCACCAATCACTACTATGCAAGGTCATGGTGGTGGTCTCACATCAGTCAATATGGTGTCTGTTGATATTAAATCAATTTTCTTGATGGCACACACTGCAATGGTTGCAGCTGTAGTAGAGCCAGTAGATCCATTGTTGTTTTTACCACCTATTGCAACGCCTCGTGGTATTGAAGATAACAGAGCTGGCGATGATAGCTGGTACAAAGAGTCACCAGAAGATGCATCAAAAAAGTTTGGGTTCTTGCTTCCTAAGTCTGGACCTGGTGCTGTATGGAAACCAATATCAGACAGCGATAAAAAACTTGTTACACTTGCGCCACACGGCAATGCAGCTGAACATAAGTTCTATGAAGCTATTCCTACAGGTGAGCTTGAAGCAGTTCGCATTGCATATCAACATGAAGATGGCACAAAAACATTCTGGGACACTGTGCGCCCAGTTCATGAGAAGGGCAAAGAGATTACATCTATGTTTGGTGCTCCACGCAGAGACACGTTCTTAGATGGTAGAACAATGTATAGATGGCCTAAGCCTGGTAAAGCATATCCAAAGCAACTCATCTGGGACATCGGCGGCATTGAAAACTTAATTCTTGATAGCGCAATCAGACACCAGAACCTTGACGGAGCTTTTACAGAAAATGATGAGCAGTTAGACTTTGACGTAATGACGGCTGGACCTGAAGCTGGCAGTGAAGAAGATGGTACAGCATCGCCTAAGTTTGGGTATTTGTTACCAAAGGGTAAAAATGGTGACGTATGGAAACCAATCTCAGAGAGCGACGGCAACTTGGTCACACTCAGTGCAGCAGGCGGCAATCATGAGTTGTATGAAGCAATAGACACTGGCGAAAAAGAGGTTGTTCAGATCAAGTATCTCAATATTAGTGGTACTGTAACGCAGTGGACCATTACACGACCTGTATTCAAGATGGGTGCGCTGATTGATAAGCCTCGCATGAACACAATGTTCCTTGATGGTGCTAGACATCTCTGTAGGTGGAACAAACCAGGCGCAGGGTATCCAAAAAACATCTTTTGGGTTGTCAAAGATGGCTCAGGCGCATCCAAGATTGTAAGTTTCATTGCAGATCCAGCATCCAGACATCAGTGTTCACCTCCGTTTCCAAATGGATTCGATGAGAAAGTTATCAAGACTGATACAACGACAGCCAATTCTGGAACTGCCACAGGGAGTATTACAGCATCTACAATAACAGAAGATGATAGAGCAAGCGACAGAGCAGCTAAGAGTAATAAACGCAATAGCGTTCGTCCTAGCGACTCTCCTGCGCCGCTGCCAGGCACTTCGAGAAAGGCATAGGGGTATCCAACAATAAGCCAAGATTGCTCAAAGCACTTCAAAATAGTGCAATAAATAAAACGTATTGTTTTGTTGCAATCTCATGGCTCAGACAACTAAGAAAATTACAGATTTGGATTTCGACTTCGCGGCGCATCCTGTTTCAGGGGATATTGTTCCATTGAAAGATGGTGATGCTGTCAAGAGGGCGATCAGAAACCTTATGTTCACTGGATACTATGAGCGCATGTTTCAGCCAAGCCTCGGCGCCAACTTGAAGCAGTTATTATTTGAGCCAATCACGCCGATGGCTGAGATGAGCATTCGCATCTTGATCTCAGATGTTATTCATGCATTTGAGCCGAGAGCAAAAATTATTAAACTTGATGTGCGAGTATCACCAGATGAAAATGGCTATAACGTATATCTGCTATTTGCTATAGATCAAATTTCAGAAGTCGTAACAGTAGACTTCTTCTTAGAAAGGCTAAGATAGTATGACACATGTAAAGTATGACAAGTTAGATTTTGATACTATTAAGTCAAACTTAAAACAATTCCTCAAGAGTCAAGAGCAGTTCAAAGATTACAACTTTGAAGGCTCATCATTATCAATCTTACTAGACGTTCTTGCATACAACACAGCATACAATGGCTTCTACTTGAACATGCTTTCAAGTGAAATGTTCTTAGACTCTGCCGCGATGCGTGAGAGTATCATATCAAGGGCAAAACATTTAGGCTACGTTCCACGAAGTGTGAATTCATTACGAGCTACCATCAACATCTCAATTGACGTGTCGAGTGTTGCTAATCCCCAAGGACGCATTTACATCAACAGAGATACAGAATTTACAACAGCCGTTGATAATAAAAAGTACACATTTATTCCAGAACGTTCTTTGTACTTAGAATTAAACTCTGCAAAGAGGTATGCAACAACTGGTCTTACACTCATACAAGGCACACGACTGAAGCATCAGTATGTTATTGACTTGAATGCTCCATTAAAACAGCATTATGTGATACCAAACGCTCTTGTTGACCTTTCAACTCTTGTTGTTACTGTCAAACAATCTGCAACAAACTCAGCTGAAGAAGTGTTCACACAAGCTAAAGACATTAACTTATTGTCACCAAAGTTGCCTGTGTATTTCATACAGCCTTATGGTGATGGACTATATGAAGTTGTGTTTGGTGATGGTATTCTTGGTAAAGGACTTGAGACCGGTAATATAGTAACACTCGACTACATTGCATCATCTGGCGACGGCGCTAAAAATGCTAAAACATTTGTACCAGCAAAACTTCTTTCTCCAGATGCTTCTGGTCGCACAACAATCACATGCACACAAGCAGCATCAAACTATGTTGGTCCAGAATCAAACGATTCAATCAAACTTGTTGCGCCTCGTGCATATGCAGCACAGAACAGAGCAGTCACAAAACTAGACTATGAAACAATCTTGAAGAAAGATATTCCAATCATTGAACATCTTCGTGTGTGGGGTGGCGAAGATAATGATCCACCCATATATGGTAAAGTGTTTTGTTCAATTAAGCCAATCTCTGGTTTTGAATTAAACACTGATGATAAGAAACGCTTGATTGACAACTACATTAAGCCGCGGAGTATCTTGTCGCTTGATGTTGAACTTGTTGAGCCTGAGTATATCTACATCACAACAAACACAACAGTAAATTACTTTGCTGATAAGACAAACAAGCAAGATGGTGATCTCAAGAAGATTGTTGTTGATGGCATTAAAAACTTCAAAATTGCAAACTTGTCTGGGTTTGATGCCGATTTCAGACACTCAAAGTTAGTTCGCACAATTGACTCACTTGATAGTGCAATTGAAAGTAACACAACAGATGTGAAGATCAAGTACAGACTTGTGCCACCTTTCTACACATATTTCAACAAAGATATTACGTTGAATAACGCAATTGACACTGGTGATGCTAAAAACAACAATTCTGCAATCAACAGCACAGAATTCATTTACAAAGGCACTTCGGTAAAACTTGCTGATGATGGTCTTGGCAAACTCTACCTATACTACACACTGAATAACACTCGTGTGATTGTGAACAACAATGTGGGTACAGTTGATTATGCCAATGGAAAGATACATATTGAAAACATCTACGTGGACAGAATTCCACGCGATCAGATATATATTGATATCTTCATTAAGCCAAAGAATGATGATGTGATCTCACTTCGCAATCAAATCTTGAGATTAGAAGAAGAAGACATCACCATATCAACAGTAAACTTAAATAAGATTAAGTTGT